AGTCCTGTGGAACCAGTAGCGCCAGTTTCACCAGAAGCACCAGAGGCTCCGGTTAAGCCCGTTAGTCCTGTGGAACCAGTAGCGCCAGTTTCACCTGTCTCGCCAGAGGCTCCGGTCAGCCCAGTCGCTCCAGTTTCACCAGAAGCACCTGTCTCTCCAGCACCAGTAAGCCCCGTGGCACCAGTCTCTCCCGTCGCACCGAAGTTCACAGCAGAGCCGTCTGGTCCCGTAGGACCAGTCTCACCCTGAACACCCTGCGTTCCGAACGGAGTGGTGTCAACCACGACAACAAAGCCGAACTCGTCTTCAATGGTAGTGATTGTATTTGAGGTTTCTGTGATTGCCACTAGCGTGTCACCTCTGCTGTTACGATGAAGTTACCAACTACGGGAGTTACATGCGGAGCTGGATTCTGGTTTGAATCCATATATTGAACGTCATACACATAGCGAGCAGGGTCCACCGCAGCAGTGTCAGCAGCGTCAAACTGTATTGCTATCTTGCCAAGCGTTGGGTCACCGTCGTTGACGATTTTACCATTGATGGTAGAAGCCTCAAGTATGACAACATCACTTTCCGCGTTCTTTCGCACCTGCATCTTGAACGTGTAGCCAGTGATATCTTCAGGGACTTTGGTGATGTTATTGCGCACCTGAAATCTGGTGACAATAGTGTCGCCCTGTTTCACAATCCAGTCATACGGTGCGGGAATCATACGTGTCTCCTATCGGACGTAGCGGAAGCCACGAGTCTTCAATGTGACGGTAGCATTCTGAGGACCACTGCCCGCCGAAGCAAACCTTGTAGCTATCTGTGAACTACTATCTGTGCATACGTCTACTGTAGTGCTCGTGTCACAGTCTCCACTGGACATCACCACTGTCAAAATAGCGTTACCGCCGTCAGCAGGCTGGTCGCTTGTCACCACAGCACGCAGGTCCCAATACGCTGTCCCTGTGTTGTTGGAAGACTTGTAGTCTATCCGTGCAATCAACATAGCAATACAATCAGGCGGAGCGTGAACTTCGGTCAAGACTCGCGTCTGGACAGGAGTCGTATCGTCTTGGTCAAGCGAATAGTCATTCCACAGACTGACGTTTGCATCGCCAGGGCACGCTTCGAAATACCAAAGCTGTGGAGCCGCCCCGTTTGTCTTCACCCAACCAATCTGTCGATACTCGTCGTATGTGTCTCCGGTAACAGAGCTTGCATCTGCCAACAGGTTAGCCGCCGTCGCGCTGCTGTCGAAACCAAAGTCCGTGTCGATACCAGCACCGCCGATAATGAAGTAGCGATACCAAGTGTTATTCGCAATGGCTGGACCGACCGCAGGGTAACCTCCTTGCAGTGTTCCCTTAGCCCACGTCGCGTCAGCCTGTTTGGTGAAGGCACCCGCAGTCATCGTTAGTGTAGCATCTGCCGACCGAGCAGAACCAGCCGTGCTGTCGATGTCGTGAATCAGGTCCGCTGCACCGCTGTCAATCTGTAGCCCGTCGATGAAGCCTTTAGGGGTTAGCCCTGTAATAGCGATGGAACCAGAAAGCGCCAGAAGCCACCTGTCTCCGGCGTTATCCCAACGAACTGTTACATCAGCGGTGGTGCTAAGGTCACCCGCAACCAGAGCCGCGAGGTCTTCTCGGACGATACTCTTCACACCAAGCGTAGCGAGGTTCAAAGTCGAGACGCCCGTATTGTCATTGCCAGGACGGAAGGTTACCCGGAGCCCGTCGTCAAGAGACGGAGGAAGCTGCTGGTTGCCCGCTGGATTTACAACGTAGGCATCAGCGGCTCCTGTGTCCAGCCAGAATGAACCGGAGCTGTAGAACTGCGCGAGAGCCTTGCCCAACTGGTCTAGGTCGGCATTGGTCAACGCCTGCCCGGAGTCAACTATGAGATTCTGAAGCTCACTGGGAACCTGATTCCATTCGGTGGCTAGGAGGGTATTCCTTGTAATCTTTCCATTCAAACTTTCCATTTCTTCTTCCTCTCCTATACAGAGATAACATTCGCGCCTATGTGGCTAGGAATAAAACGTTACAGTTCGCGGGCTTGAGCTTAGTATAAAGGCACTCAAGAATCGCTGTTTCACCCGAGCCAAAGGGCAGCGGGAAGGTATACGGGAACGCTTCGGAACTGTTCTGAAACGTGATTACGATGGTGAATCTCGACTCTTTCTCGCTCCCGAAGAAGTGCGGGTTACCTAGTCCCCAAGAAATATGACCTGATTCTACTTCCACGACCAGCCCGAAGACTTCTGCCGCGAGGTTCACAAAGTCCAGATTCGTCTGGATTCCCATGTGGGCGAGCTTCATAAGGATGAAATGCCGCCTCGATTCGTTGGTATCTCCTACTGCGAAACAGTCGTCCGGGATTCCAACAGCCCTCTCCCACTCGTCTAGGAACAGGTTCGTTCTGTCTGGCATCACCTCTTCCTGAAGAAGCTCCTGAGTTGAACTTAGCCGCGAGAAGGATTTAGCAAAAGCCTTGATTAGCTTGAACGTGTTACTGTCAGTGTTCATCTTCGATGCGAACACGGGACCGGACGGCAAGTAGCCACCCAGCAGGTCAGTCTCTTCTGAAAGCTTTACGTCAACTTCTAAGGCAGAGAACGTCAGGTTAGGACGCGAGTCGATGTCATTGCTATTGACAGTCTTCACAGCAAATACGCGAGAGTCCGTTCCAGTCGGCACGAACATGACTGCTACGGGAACGCCACGACTTGTTCTGTAGGGCTCGTTGTCTTCAAACTGCTGCTGGAACTTTGTTAGCCATGCGGGGTCATCAACCGTTAGCCCGTCGAAACCAGAGCCGAAAGTGGTTCGTCCCGAAGCCAACAGCACGTCAGTCCAGTTGTCTGTACTCACAGCAGCGCTGCCCAGCCATGCTGAATCTCCTGCTGTATCAGGATGCGGGACATCTTCGATGTTAGTATACTCTGCCCAGCCTGTTCCTGCCTCGCCACCCGTGTTCCAGACGCCATCGTTCTCAATAAACCCTGCCATAACTGGGACATCAGTGCCGCTGCCCGCAACAGCAGTACGAACCAGTCCGATACTAACAGCGTCGAACAGCGTGCCAGGAGGCATGTTTACCTCGAACGTCAGGAAGAACATTCCTCGAACGGGTCCGCCGAAGGTTCCTACGTTAGCCGTCTGCAACGTTAGGTAACCGCCTATAGCACCAGTAGCTAGGAAGCTCCCAGCGCCATCGGCTTGCGCGTTGGTTACTGCCGGTGTTTGCGGCGAAGGTGTTGTTATCGCAGTGGTCATCTATAAATCCTATAGGTCGAACGTGACAGACTGGAGTGTTCCAATCTCGCCCGCTGCTATCGGCACTGTTGCTAGGGGCAGAGATACGTTGAACGATGTAATCGTATCGCCGTTCGTTGTATCAAGAGTATTCGAGATAGCCGCGTTCCAAGCGTCTTTGGTTACGTCCTCGCCTATCTCTGTATTCTCTGCAAAGAACTGTTCAAGGCTTGCCACGATAGCGTCTTGCATCGAAGTGGTAGTCAAACCTGACGCCTGCACTAGAGCATCAATCGTAAACGGGATAGGCACGCCAGTCGGACCAGAGACAATCAAGTCCGCGTCATCCGTATTGGCAGGCAGGATTAGCCGCAGGCTGTCCTTTACTTCCGTAACCAGAGCCCCCACAGGAATGGGGTCAGGGTCGTTGTCTCGCATGAAGTAGACCTCTACCTGCCCAGCAGCAGGGCTCGCCTCATTAACGAACACGCGGGTAACACCGTCAATCAGCTTAGCCTGCGTTACTATGTCACTGGCGTTGAAGTGCGCTACTGGTTCCCGGATTCGTTCGACCAACTCAGAGCGTAAAGACTCATCTGTCTGTGCGTCAATGCCGCCAGTCAAACCGTCAAACTCTACTAGGGCTTCGTCGTCAACACCAGCGATAGGTGACTGCAACGTGAGAGGAGTCGGGAAGTCTTGGTTTTCTACGGCACCTACGTTACCGGGAGTCGAGGTCACCTCTGCGGACGCGAAGTCTCCGGCTACCGTTATAGTTCCTGTAGCAGTGATAGGCGTGCCACTAATAGCGTATGTGAACTGGTTAGCAGCAACGATTGTGATATCGAAGATACCGTTATACTCCGGCTGCACGGCACCACCCACGGTAGCTTGAACAGAGCTACTCATCCCGTGGTTGTCAGCAGTCGTAGTCGCTGTAGCTATACCACCCGCGTTGGTGATACCAGAGATACCTTGCTCAACGTTCTGAATCGTAACGGCTGCCTTTGTGGGATACGGTTGACCGTCAGACGAAGCAACGATAGAGCCGATAGGGATAGCAGAGCCTACGGTTCCTGTGAAGGTTATCAAGCTGGGCTTATTGGTTGTCGAGGTTACACCGGAAGCTACGCCACGGAAGATACCAAAGATAGATGCCCACCGTTCCAACTGGTCAACAGCGGTGTCAGGAATAGACTCAGCCTCTACCCTTCGAAGCGAGAAGCTGAAGTCGTCAAGCCTGTTGGCTAGAGTCGTAGCGAAAGCAGCGAACCACGAGTTCCTTAGGAACGGATTCGACTGCGGTAGCTCTGCTTTGATGTCCTGCTTTATCAGTCTGTCAATAGCAGCAGCATCTTCAGGTAGGTTCAGTCCCATGTCTTCTTCCTCTATAGGCTCTGTCCTGTGGCGGACCACAGGTCGTAATAGCGCTTGGCTGTTCTAGAGCTTGGTCGCTCGATGGTTATGTTCAACCGGATAGTGCCGCCTGCCTCTAGCGTTGCTGTAGCACTTACGGAATCTGCGACTGTGGTTCCCGAAGCCGGAATCGAATCGTTCACCATCCACTGAAGGGCTTCCTGTGCAGCCGATACGATTCCGTTTCTCGTCGTCCTCGTCAATCGGTTCTGGTAGAACAGCCATAGCTTGCTGCCAATCTCAAAGTCTGGCGTGTTTCCTATCCACCCGCGCCGCAGGCTCTCCTCTGCGACCTCCGAAGCTTCGGCCCGCCTGTCACAGAAGAGGCTAACAAGAATCGCCGTGTCGAAAGCGTCAGCGGTCAGGAAGTCACCGGAGTCATCAATCTGGAAGTCGTAGCTGTTTCCCAGCCTGACTAGGACAGCATCAATCCCTCTAACGTGGTCTACTCCTGCATGTGACATTATGCTAGTGTCCTTATCTTTGCTGCCAATACGTCGGCTGCTGCTTGCGTTGCTGCGGTCATTGACTTGACCCCGCTGTGCTGAACCTGTGCGTCCCTAA